TTTAAAAAATGGAGAGACTGATATATCAATTAGCAATGTTCTTTTCTATAAAATTAAAAAAGATTTATTAACTTCAGAGGCTATACCTGTTAAGCTTTGGGGAGGCCTAACAAGCATAATCGTTGATGATGGTCGGTTTACTGGACAATACAGAATGACGGGTGAGCAAAATTCAACGGTATATGACTTATCGGTAGAGTATGAAGAAGTTGGATCAATAAGAAGATTTTACTTATATATAAACAATCAACTAATAAAGGTTGTTGATGACACAGATCCTCTTCCAATATACAACAATATGGCTTTATTCGTAAGAGGTTCTTCACGATGCATGTTTGAAAACATATACTCTATGTCACAAAACTATTCACAAAATACAGTTTCTGTTGTGTCAGACAAATCATCACAGATATTTGGACAAAATGAAATTAATGCAAATGAGTCATTTAGAAAATATGCTATGAGTGGAATAGTTCAATCAGGTTATCTTTCTGGAATAAGCTCACAACAGCCACCAAAATATAACATGTACTTTGAAGAGTTTGGAACAATTTTACGTGAGTGTGCATATTTTGATATAAAATATGATCGTGCTTACCCAGCTTTATATGCAAAAATATCTCCAACATTTAACAGAATTAAAGGATATACAGTATCTGGTTTTCAGGCTGACTCATATGGTGCAGAATTTTTAATATTTAATGCTACAGATAAAGCACTAGTTTTAGATGAAACAACTGGAAACTATCTAAGAATTCAGGGAGTAACATTTACTCAAGATACAACACACACCTTAACCGTTGATGAGTATTTTCAAAAACGAGGAAACTTGGCTGATCCACAGTTTAAAGGAGACACATTGCTATACTCCCCATTGGTAGAACAAGAAAAATATAACAATATTAAACTAAGCAGACTAACATACGGTAAAAATGAGTTTAGCCTTGATGCTGCATACATTCAAACACAAGATGATGCTCAAGAACTTATTGGATGGATAATAAATAAATCACTAAAGCCTAAAAAATATATTGGCTTAAACATTTTTGCTATTCCAACCATTCAGCTTGGTGACATTGTTACTGTTGATTACAAAGACAATAATGATGAAGACTTAGTTACATTACCTTCCATAAGATTTGTTGTATACAATATTGAATATCAAAGAAATTCAAATGGTCCATCAATGACAATATATTTGAGTGAGGTGTAAAATGTCAGAACAAACTTCAGCAACGCCATATGTACCAACACAGTCTTCACCAACTACTCCTGCTCAAAAAATAAAAGTAGCAACACCAGACATAATCCTTTTTGATGACTCAACCGTTCCTATTGAGGTAATGACTGATCTTATTTTTGAAGATATTGGTGGTCAAGAGTTAATAAATGTTGCAAGATTTGACACAATTAATGGTCAGAATATTTCTTATCAACCAATCAAGAATCTTTCTTTAATTAATCAAGAATACAATCCAAATAATATAATTGGTCTTCAAAAAACATCAAGTATATATTTTGCTGGATTTGCAATAAAACTAGAAGACAAGATCCCACGAACAACTAATTCCCCAGACAATAATCCCGTGTACATGGATTCACTTGGCAACATAGTCGTTGATGCAATCAATCTAAACAGTGACGATCAAATAGAAGTTCAAATCATTGTAAGTGGTACAATATATGATACGGAGATATAATGATAACTGAGAATGGAAAAAATATTATTGCCAAATACCTTTTGGGACAGGCACCAGCTTTTGCATCCTATATTGCTGTTGGATGTGGACCAAAACCACTATCAGCAATAGAGGAGTATGGTGATTACTCAGAAAAAAAATCTCTTGACTTTGAAATGTTTAGGGTTCCTATTTCCTCAAGGGGATTTGTTAATGAAGATGGAGTATCAAAACTAGTATTAACAGCAGAATTACCAACAGAAGAAAGATATGAAATATCTGAAATTGGTATATATTCAGCTGGAATAAATTCTGCAGCAGGATCATACGACAGTAAAACAATTTTAGCTTTTAGTGAAACAGAAAATTGGCAACATCATACGACAACCAGCACAACGTCAATAGGTTTACCAATTGTTGAAGCTTTAGATGCACCATTTAACAATAATATTATTGCAACAACAAGTGCAGTATTTCAAACCAATGCAGACAATAGTATTTTTTATAAAGAATCTAGAGCAAATATATACGAAAGATCTAGATTTTTAAATAACATGGTAATGATACGTGGAAATGATGCAAACCTAACAAAAGATGTTTCAATAACAGCTGCATCTGGAAACGGTACAAGAATTGAATACACAACATCAAAAGTACACAATTTAAAAATAGGAGATACTGTAACAGTAACAGGCATTAATCCAGTCAACTATAACATAACTGGAACTGTATCCACTATACCAACTACAACAAAATTTACACTTTTAAGTGATCAAATTGGAACATATATATCTGGAGGGTCAACAACAGTAACACATTTCTATATTGAAAGTGGATCAAACCATATTCACCTAACTGGAACACAGGTAGATTTTTCAAAAAACTCACCAGGAGATGAGCTTAAACTTGCTTTTTCTGTAATAAATAAAGATGGAACTTCTAGCTCTTCTCCAGACAGAGTTAGAGTTTTGGTTGAGTTTTCATCTTCGGATGCAACTGATTCTGGAGAAAATGCAAGGTTTGAAGTAGATATGATTAATGGTACTGGCGAAGGAGAATATGATCTTGATAGCAATAGATATCATGTAATCACAAAACAACTACAGGATCTATACACAACTCCTGGATTTAACTGGAATGCAGTAACAATTGTTAAGGTTTATGCAAGTACAATAGTTGCTGGTGTAGTTTCAGAAGATTACTATGTTGCTCTTGATGCAATGAGATTAGAAAATGTTTCTACAGTAAATGCACTATATGGCCTTACTGGATACTCAGTAATCAAAAATACTGATCAGGTTACAATAGTAAAATCTCCTAACACTGCAAACTATGTTGAGTTCAGATTTGCAATAGGTGTTTCATAATGTCAAATATAGGAATCAAAAAGGCAACAATATTAAATTCTGACCTACCTCCAATTGACCCACTAACAGAGGGATATAACGTAAGGTACAGAATAATATCTGAAGATAAAAACAGAACATCACATTGGTCTCCAACTTTTTTGATTCAGCCAAACTATACATTTGTGTCTAATACTATTAACTTTAATAAAAATGGATCAATTGCTCAACAAGCATGGGATTCTGTAGCTATTTTAAAAAATGGAAATGAAATAAGAAAAGCAGTTCAATATGATGTTTGGATTAAAGCAGATAGAAATGATGGAGGAGATTGGATTTATTTAGAGCGAGTAAGTGGAACTAGTGTTTCTTTTCCAATTCCCCAGACATACACTATAAATGGAGTAGTTCAAGGATCAGAACCAAACAAACTTACAACTGAAATCTACTTACTTGGAAATCCAATTAGCAGAGACTCAGATTTTTTAAAGGTATACACAGATGGTCCACATACGATATAATGTTATAGGAGGAAGATAATGGCAAAAATACCACTACCCGAAAGAGGGCAACCGTTAGATGTAACATATATCTATCAGTTAGCAGAAACAGTAAATGACTTGGCAACCCAAGTTTCTTCTGCTACGTACAACTACTCAACAATAAATAATGGAGTTTCTGGACAACAAAGCGTAAAGACTTCAGAAACAAAAATTGTTGGTGGATATGTTCAGGTCGCAAATAATGCTACCGTTACTGCAGCATCAGAAGTTGCTTTTTCATATACCTTTGATGATTTCAAGTATTCACCAATTGTGTCAGCAACTCCATATAATATTGGTGGAACACCTGCGGGACAAAATGTAACAGTAATTTTAAAATCAGTAACTACCAGTAAGGTTGAAGGCATAGTAAGATACGGAGCATCTGGAGATCTTTCTTTGGCAGTTCACCTAGTAATCATTGGTATACCAAACTAAATGAATAAATGCATAAGGTGTAATGGAAAAATATTTATTGATAGGCAACACACATCTGAGAGTCATATTGAAACATATTGTATTGGCTGTGGTGATAGAAAATTTTATCATCCACCGCAAAACAGTAGGGAGGGCAGATGGCTACTGCTAAAGGAAAAATACAGAGCGAAGCATACAATAACGAGTCTGTAATTAAAGGAAATCAAAAAATTTGGTTTCTTAATAATGACTTAGTTAGGTTTCATCACAGCTCAAGATCAACAGGTATGGTTTCTTTTTACAATATAACTAAAGATAGATTTGAAACATGTCTTCGTTCTGACTTTAGACGCAATAGAGAGCGAGCATATACTGTAGCAGAAACTGCCATACTTGTCAATAGGCACAGAAAGTATATGCCAAAACTAATTAAATCAGGAATGATTCCGCCACCAATTGGAGCAAAGCTTAATGGAGAGCGTGGATTTAGAATTAGATCATATTATTCAGAATCGCAGGTAAGAGATATTCGTGCTATACTTTCTAGTATACATATTGGACAACCAAGAAAAGACAAATTAATAACGAACAACATGACTCCTACAAGCCAAGAGTTGACACGGCGAATGGGAGACGGTATACTTACATATACGAAGACAGAAGATGGTAGGTTTATTCCTACTTGGAGCGAAAGCATTTAGGCCTTGGGGGGCACATGAATAACGAAGAAACAAAGATTAATGTAACACTTGGATATACGCTTAACCTTGGAAACTTTCAGTCATTGAGACTTGACCTTGGAATAATTGATTCTAAGCGAGAAGGCGAAAACGTAGATCAGGCATTTGAAAGAGTTTATAAGTTTGTTGAAGATAAGCTTGCATCAAAGATTAATGAAGCTAAGGCTGAACTAGAAGAATAATGGCTGAGCGCAAAGACAGAATGGCTTTGCTCAGTCGCTTTAATAAGTTTTATACGCAAAAGTATGAGCGTAAGTCAAACATTAACTTAAATGTAGAGCAGTGGTCTTCAGATGCTTTAATTGAGTCTTATGGAATTAGTGCTTGCTATGATTTACTAGAATATTATTTTAGTGTCGCACAAGATCCTAGCTGGAATTATTTTGCATACAATGCAGAGAAAATTCTTAATGGTAAGATAGAAGTACAACAAGATATTGAACAAAGAAAAGAATTAAGAGCAAAAGCGAAAGAGTGGTTAAGTGAATAATACAGAAGCTAAAGTAATGTCAGCAGTACTTGAAGATAAACAAGTTCATGTTCTATTACAAGCAAATGTAGAAATATTACTAAGAAGCCACAACGATGTATGGAACTTTATTAGACTCTATGCAGAAAATAATGGAACAGTACCACCAACAAATTTAGTTGTAGAAAAGTTTAGAGACTTTATTCCAGTTCCTGGAGTTGGTGCAACAAAGCATCATCTTGAAGAACTGCAAGCAGAATATTTAAATGATAGCCTAAAAGATATTCTTAGATCTGCAGCAAGTGAAGTTCAATCTGGACAAGGCGTTACAGCACTTGAAGAAATAATTACAAAAACCTCTGAATTAAAAAAGAATACATCCGCTATTCGTGATATTGATGCAACAGATATTGATTCTGCTATTGCATACTTTGAACAAGTCAAGGCAGACAATGCTTTAGGAAAGCGTGGAATTAAAACTGGTCTTCCAGGATTTGATAACTACCTACCTTCTGGAATTATGCCAGGTCAGCTTGGTGTGTTTCTTGCTTATCCTGGAATTGGAAAATCATGGATGGCTTTATACTTTGCAGTTCAAGCATGGAAACAAGGTAAGACACCACTTATTATTTCTTTAGAAATGAGCGAAACAGAAGTTCGTAATCGTGCATTTACAATTATGGGTGAAGGCTTATGGTCTCATCGTAAACTATCAAATGGTGAAGTAGAACTTGACATGATGAAAAAATGGCATGAATCAAAACTTCAAGGTCGCCCACCATTTCACATTATTTCAAATGATAACGGAGGAGAAGTTAATCCATCAGTTATTCGTGGAAAAATTGATCAGTACAAGCCTGACTTTGTAGTGGTTGATTACTTGCAACTTATGTCTCCAAACCAAAAAGCTGATAATGAAACGGTAAAGATGAAAAACCTTTCTCGTGAACTAAAGCTCATGGCTATTAGTGAAGAAGTACCTATTATTGCTATCTCTTCTGCTACACCAGATGATGTTAAAGACCTCTCTACAGTCCCTACATTGGCTCAAACAGCCTGGTCTAGACAGATTGCATATGATGCTGATTGGGTTTTAGCTTTGGGTCGTTCAGCAAACAGTGACAT